CGCGGTGTATACCCACACCACCCCTAATACGCATACGGACTTATATGGATAACGCACCCAAGAAACGCGGTAGGCCTAAAGGCAGCAAGAATCTCCGGGGAATTAAGCCCACGGAGTTCAAGGCACTGTCCGATATGGGCAATAGTTTTGCTGAGAGCGCGTATAAGTACCTCACAGCCCCTGTAGACTCAGAGCCTGCCCCTGTCACGAAGATGGACAAGCTGTTCCAGCACACCTTCAAAATGGCGATGGCTGAAGACAAGACCTCGCATCAGTACGCCAAACTTATTTATGAACGTGCTATCCCACAGCGGAAGCAGGTAGAACACCTGGGAGATGCGGATGCGCAGCGTCTGGGGGTCAATATTAACGTTATCACTGAAAAAGCCGAAATGGCAGAGGAAGAGAACGATGGGATCACAATCGAACATGAGCCAGTCGGGCGGGAAGAACCACACGGGTCAGAACGTGTCAGCGAGCGTAAGGCTCACTAGCGCGAACCCGAATCAAACCAGCGTCAGCAACCAGAAACCTCGTAAAAAGGGCTAAAAATGGCTAATTACGTGCGTAATGGCTATAGAGCCATCCCTGAGTGCCACACCAAGCGCACGGAGAAGGGTTTTGCGACTACCGTCCGGATATATCGCTATCCAGGCGAGCTGGTTCAGATTGAAGAACAGACTTTCGAGAAAGAAACCAAGGAAAAGGCCCAACAGTCGGCCCAGGCTTGGTTAAACGAAGTCATGCAGTCGAGGTATAGGGGTTAATTATGGCGCTTTCTTACGCTGATGCACTAAGACACGCGATGCTGGACGAAATTACCGCGGATATTGACTCCGGGGCGGGCGCTGGCACGCTGAGAATCTATGACGGTAGCGTCCCGGCTGATGCGGATACCGCTTTAAGCGGGAATACGCTCCTGGCACAGCTCACGATGAGCGACCCGAGCGCGGGATCAGCGAGTGGTGGAGACTGGACAGCCAGTTCTATCACCTCTGATAGCTCTGCTGACGCCACAGGCACAGCCAGTTTCTTCAGAATCCTGGATTCAGACACGAACGTGGTGATGCAAGGCACTGTCGGCACCTCTGGCGCTGATTTGAACCTAAATAGCGTCTCTATTACCTCTGGAGACACTGTGGCGGTGACCAGTTTCGTGATTACCGAAGGAAATGCTTAAAAATGGCCTTTAAAGCGAGTAATGACGTACCTGCAGACGCTTATCGCAGGGTAAAAGGGGCTGCGGTTCAGCTAAAACTCAACTGTCAATCATTTAACGCGCGGTTGGCCGCCTCTGGCGCGACTTATCCTTATTTGAGAGATATTTATCTGACGCTAACCCGTGCAGACAACCAGTTTAACGCCTTGAAAGTGACGCCAGGATTGGCCGCCTACGCCAAAGACCAAGAAAACGACCGGGCTTATGATGTGGTGGCTGAGTTCACGACCATGCAGACCGCACTACAGGCGGTATTGTCGTGGATGGAAACGAATGTGCCGGTCACTAACCGTAACGTCCCGGCGGTCACGGATTGGGGTAACGAGTCCACGATTCAGATTGCCGATACTTTCACGCCTGCACAAACGAACGGATTGCAAACGGTACTGAGCGCCCTAATCGCGACGATTGACTGATGGCAGTCGCGTTTGTCCAAGAGATAGCCACAAAAGGGGCGACCGCTAACGTCACCACAACCGGCACGGTCACGGTATCAGGGGCGACCGCTAATAATCTTCTCGTTGCTTCTCTCGCGATAAGGGCCGGCCCTGGTGGTAGTGCCATCACGGATGATACGGGTAATTGGACAAAAACGCAGGAAAACCTAGTTGCAGGGGCGTCGGGAGCTGTTTTTTACCGTATTGCCTCCGGCACGTCTGCCGATAATTTTGATGCGAGCTGGACTAACGCTCGGGAATACGCATTAAACATCTGTGAATATTCCGGCACCGCCACCAGCACCCCGCTAAACACCAGCTCGGAATATGCCACCTACTCGACGGTTGACGTCAGCGCCGGGACTCCTATCGGGCCGGTGACAGCGACACCAAGCAGTCAGCCTGGTTTGGCAGTCACCACCGTCTCTAACCGCGATGAGCGGGAAGCAAGCCCGACAGAATTATCTGTTGATAACAGTTTTACGAATTTAGAAGCTTATACCCCCGCAGAAGGGAATAACTCTGTTGCAGGGCAGGCGAGCAAGCGATATACCGCCACGAGCGCAATTAATGCGAGTTGGGATACATCTTTAGGGGTTGGCTGGCGAGGCTACATAACCCTTGCGTTGTTCGATGAGGCGAGCGCGGGCGGCAGCATTACCGGCACGCTTGCGAAAACAGAAGCCGCAGACACCAGTGCAGCCAGTGGCACACAATCTGCCAACCTGACAGGCACATCGAGCAATGCAGAAGCGGCTGACACCAGCGCAGCATCCGGCTCAGTCACCGGAAACCGCACGGGCACGGTAGCCGTCAGCGAGTCTGCCGACACCAGCGCTGGTAGCGGGACAACGAACACAGGCAAAAGCGGCACCGCCGCCATTGCAGAAGTCATTGACTTCGCCACAGCCACAGGCGTGGTGAATAAAACGATTACCGGCACGATCGCTGTCACAGAGGGTGCAGACTTTGTGCCGAGCGAGGGCGGGCTGGGATTCTTGCCGAGCCTGACCGGCGACGAGACAGAAGAAGAGCTACGCAGGAAGCGTAATCAGCGATTGAGGTATATCGCGTAATGGAACTTAATTTCCGCCTCCATCCTAAGCAGTCAGAGGTCTTTAACGACCCTGCCCGCTTTAAGGTGGTCGCCGCTGGTCGGCGATTCGGTAAATCTTTCTTAGCGAAAGTGATGCTGATCACCAAAGCAATGGAGACGGAGAACGAATACGGGTTCGAGCTAGACCACGGGGACTGTAATGTCGCTTATATTGCCCCAACCTTTAAACAGGCACGGCAAATTATGTGGGGCCCGCTCCTACACGCCTTTGGGGACATGAAACCAAGCGCCTCAGAGACAGATGGTGTGATTAGATTGCCGAATAACCGGAAAATCTACATATCTGGTGCTGACAATTACGATAATCTTCGCGGAAACAAATTCAGTTTTGTCATTCCCGACGAATTTGCGCAAATGAACCCGAGTATTTGGGAATATGTGCTCAGACCGGCCCTGATGGACGTCAAAGGCGGCGCTTTGTTCATCGGAACACCCGAAGGGAAGAATCATTTCTACGAATTGTGGTTAAAAGCATACAAAACCGATGGTTGGAGTGCTTTTAGGTTTAATTCGGATGAAAACCCTTTTATTAACAAAAAAGAACTCGATGACGTGGCCCTGGACATGGCGAGTGACGCTATTGCCCAGGAATTGAAAGCAGATTTCAACGCAGGCGGCGGCACGAAGTTCAAACTGGAATGGATAAACACTTTAGAGGGGTATCCCGGCGATGACGGAGAGTTCTATATGTCAGTTGACCTATCGGGGTTCGATGTGGTCAAGAAACGACACGGTAAGACCCTCGACGATACCGCTATCGCAATTGTTGAGGTGGGGACGCAGGGATGGTACGTACACGACATTGTTACCGGCAGATGGGACGTTAGAGAGACGGCGATTAGAATTCTACGACTGGCTCAAAAATACCGACCCCGAGTTATCGGCATCGAAAAAGGCCCGCTAAAACAGGCTATTCAGCCGTATATGCACGACAACATGAAGCGATTAGGCGTATTTCCCGCCATTGCCGAGACCACACACGGGAATAAGAACAAACAAGGCCGAATCGAGTGGGCATTGCAGGGGAGGCTCGAGCAAGGCCGCTTAACCTTCAAAGATGGCCCGTATCTGAAGAAATTTAAAGAGCAAGCGCTGGATTTCCCAAACCCTATGGCGCACGACGATATGCTGGACGCTTTGGCCTACATAGACCAGGTATCGGCAGTTAACTACATGGGCGAGGATACCGTCACTGACGAATTCGCCTTTTTGGACGACGTGGCAGGTTACTAATGATTAGCGGAAGCGACTACCGCCCGGAGGTGCGAGTTGATTACAGGTCTTGAGAAACGTGTAGACGAAAAGCTTGCCATGAGCGACCCGCTCGTATCGTGGGTGCTCTCTCAGGTTGAGCCGTGGGAGCGCTGGCGCGACCAGGAGTTTAAGGAGAAGTGGGAGGAGTATTACCGCATCTGGCGAGGCAAGTGGGCGGCTAAGGACAAAGAGCGCATGGCAGAGCGCAGCAAGATTATTACGCCTGCTACACAGCAAGCCGTTGAGGCGCAGGTCGCCGAGATGGAAGAAAGTATGTTCGCCCGTAAGCGCTGGTTCGAAATCGAAGAATTCGACCCGACCGGTGACCCGGATATCGACGAGGAAGGGAAAGCCATTATTGTCGAGTTCCTGAGCGACGATATGGAGCACGCAGGCATTAAGTCTGTGATGACAGAGGCGTTGCTTAACGGCGCCCTATACGGCAATCCGATTATTAAGATTACGGTTGAAGAGGTTGAAGAAAAACGACCCATTATGGGTGGCGGCGTACAGATAGAGCAGAAGAAGCAGGTGGTCTACTCCGCGGTTGACCCGATGAACTTCGTCATTGACCCCGCAGCGACCAACATTGACGACTCGCTAGGGGTAGCGCATTGCTACGTCACGCCGGAGCACCTCGTACACGCTAAACAGAAGCAAGGCATCTACGAAGAGGGCTATATCGGCTCAATGGAGTCCAGCCTGTACTCGAACGGCAAGGACGAGAGTAAGCCGGTAGACGAGCAGGGCGCAGAGATTATTGAGTGGCACGGTAAAGTACCACGAAATTTGCTCAACAAGAAGCGGAATTTCATGGAGGAATTCCACGAAACAGACATGAGTAGCGAGCTGGTAGAGGCGATTGTCATTATCTCGAATCGCAGCAAGCGGCTCTTCGCGGGCGAAAATCCGTTCATTATGAAAGACAGAGGTTTTGTGTCCTGCCAGTGGGACACAGTGCCGAACCGATTCTCAGGGCGAGGCGTAGTCGAGAAAGCCTATAACGCACAGAAAGCACTTGATACAGAGCACAGAGCGCGAATCGACTCCCTTGCCCTGAGTACCTACCCGATGACCGTGGTGAACACCTTGATGGCACCCCGGAGCATGGACAGTCGTGTCACCCCAGGCAAGCGCCTAGCGGTTAACGGCTCACCCAAAGAAGCGATAGACATCCTGAAGCTGCCAGGGCCAGATGCGAACAGCTACCGACACGCGAGCGACCTGGAGCGCATGGTGCAAATGGCGACCGGCTCCGTCGCGCCCTCTAGCCCTATTGGCGTGAACCCCACGAATGAGACAGCCTCGGGTATGTCCATGATGATGGGGGCTATGTTTAAGCGCGGTAAGCGCACACTGAGAAACATCGAAGAGAATCTAGTCAGGCCGCTTATCCAGAAGACCGCCTGGCGCTATATGCAGTTTCAGCCCCAGCGCTACCCAATGGCTGACTACCGTTTTAGCGTGTACTCAGGATTAGGAGCGAGCGCCCGTGAATTTGAGATTGCACAGCTCTCACAGTTCCTACAGACAATGGAACCGGGTAGCCCTGAATATTGGGTCATTGTGCGAGCCATGCTGAATAACTTCAGCTTGGACGCTAAGGACACGTTATTAGGTTTTGTTGACCAGCGTTTAGAAGCGGCGCAGAACCCGCAGCCTCCACAACCTACCATTGACCAACAGATTGAGATGCAGAAGCTCCAGCTAGAGCAGATGAAGGTTGAAAGCGAGATTCTGGATAAACGGGCCAAGCTACAGCTCAAGGCGGAAGAAACTGACGCCGAGGCGGCTCGCGACCGGGGAGAGGCGCAGTGGTCAGAATCTACCGCTATCGCCAATATAGAGAAGATGGCGGCAGAGATTAACAAGCTGGAGGCCGAAGCCGAAGAGCGTCGAGCCGCAGCGAAGAAACACTTGAGAGAGGTCAGCAGTGGCGGCGAATAGCGAGATAGAAGATATCTACGAGACGCTGAACACGATTGGCTGGGACAAGCTATGCGAGCGCTGGCGTAACCAGTTCGAGATTGTTAACCAGGTCGTCGGTGTAACCGGCGAGCGGGAAATGTATATACGTCAGGGTCAGTTAATGATTCTGAATGAATTGATTGCACTAAAAGATAACGTAAAGGATGAGATGAATGAGTCGGATTCTTTATAGCTATCGGTGCAAGCAATGCGGTGACCACTTCACAGGCTGGAATAAGGTCAGTGAACGGTATACCCATAAGTGTGGACAGTGTGGTGCTTTAGCTGACTTGTTCATAAACGGCGTCCGTTTCGAGCTAGACCCTGTATCAGGGGATTTTCCTAGCGCGACGGATAAATGGGCGAAAGCCCACGAGAAAGCAAACCTGGACGATTTACAGAGTCTCGGCTTGCGGGAAACAACGAAGAGGTTTTTCCTATGAATGAAGCAGTAAACACACCTGCTAGCGTAAGTGACGAGGGTGAGGTTGCGTGGCTTAAAAAACAGCTTGGCGAACAGGGAAATGAAATCGGGCGACTCCGCTCGGCCCTGGAAGCCAAGGTTGAAGAACAAGACCGTCAGTTAATGAGCGAATCATTTGATAGCGACCAAATAAGCGCCATGGAACGCTTGGTAGAGCAGAAGACTCAGCCACTACGCGAGGAGTTGAATCAGACTAAATCGCAAGCGGCAGAGGCGAAGCTTGTTGAGAAGCACCCGGATTACCAGCAGATTTTGGTTGACCCGAAATTTGCGCAGTGGGTGCAAAGCTCGAAGCGTAACAGCGTTGCTTATGAGGCCGCGATTGCGGGAGATTTGGACACCGGCATTGAACTACTAGATGCGTTTAAGAGCGAAGCTCGGCCTACCCCGACTAGGGATACAGAACGAGCCGCATTAGCATCGGGCCGTGCAGGCAGTGGGGACGCAGGTGTTAGGGACGGCGGGGTTTTGTTGCGCTCTGAGATTCAGGAGTTGCGACGCACTGACCCGGCCGGATACCGCGCCAGATTACCCGAAATCACAAAAGCTTATGCTGAAGGTCGTGTTCGATAAACTTAATATTGGAGAAGTAACATGGCTTTAGGTTCATCCCATGCTACAACGACCACGAATGCCACATTCATACCTGAAATATGGGCAGACGAGGTTATTGCTAGCTTTAAAACTAACTTGGTGATTGCAGAAAGAGTCACCCAATTTGACCACACCGGCAAGAAAGGCGACACGATTAACGTGCCGAACTTCGCACGCGGGGATGCCTCCTCTAAGGCGGCAGAAACGCAAGTGACCTTGATTGCTAACACGGAAGGTAACACGCCTATCTCGATTAACCAGCATTGGGAATACTCCCGTATGATTGAAGACATTGTTGCTACGCAGCAATTGGATTCTTTCCGTATGGCGTATACCGACGATGCGGGTTTCTCGTTAGGCAAGCTTGTTGACCGCTACCTGGCTTGGACAATGTTCACGCTACAAGGTGGTGACACCGCAGGCGGTTTCGAGTCTAGCAACGCCTATGATACGGCGGGCGACGACTTCGGTGGCGCTGCTGTCGCAGCCGGGGACGGATCGACCACTTATGACGGTTCGGCTGATAACGCCTCAGACATTACTGATGAAGGTCTTCGCCAGATGATCCTTACATTAGATAATGCTGATGTACCACAGTCCGAGCGCTCACTGGTGATTCCGCCTGTTGCGAAGAAAGATATGCTGGGTATTGCCCGCTACACGGAACAAGCGTTCGTGGGCGAAGCAGGCTCTGCTAACTCGATTCGTAACGGCCTTATCGGTGACGTGTACGGTGTCCCGGTCTTTGTCTCTACTAACTGCCCGTCTTCGGCGGAAGGTTCTGTAGACGACCGCGCAGGCTTCCTGTTCCATCGTTCCGCTATCGCTTTGGCGAAGCAGCTCGATGTACGTGTACAGACGCAATACAAGCAAGAGTATCTCGGTGACTTGTTTACCGCCGATATGTTGTTTGGTGCGGCTGAACTGCGTAATGACGCGGGCATCGTGTTTGCTGTTCCGGCAGCTTAACTAAGTTAGTCCCGCCCTTCGGGGCGGGGCAGCTCTATCCCCTGAGAGTTAAATAAAATAGGAGAGATTAAATGAGTAGAATGAGTGGAATCTATCACGAGACTACGCTGGGTTCAGGCTTGACGGCTATCACGGCCGCAAGTGTAGAGAAGCAAAATATTACTGTCCCTGGCGCGAAGCCTGGCGACTTTGTTTTTGTGTCTATTGATGGTTTTGATTCTGACGACTGCGTTTATAGCGCAACTGTTAGTGCGGCTAATCAAGTGACGTTAAGTATTTTTGCTGACGCAACGGGCGGCTCTAACATAGCATCGGCCCCGATTCGCATTAAAGTTGTCCCGTTCGACGCTATCTAATGACGTTTTTAGAGGCAGTTAACTACGTATTGCAGCGGCTTCGCGAAAGCTCGGTCTCTGCTTATACGTCAAGCGACTACTCCCGCCTAGTGGGTTCTTTGGTGAACTCCGCGAAGCGGGAAGTAGAAGACGCTCACGAGTGGCATACGCTGCGGGAAACCATTACAGGCAGTATTGTGGCGAGCGACACGGATGTGACGTTCACTGGCACGTCAGACAGAACGCGGATTATAGCGGTCTATAACGACACGGAAGAGCACAGGATGTGGCCTAAGCCCCGAAACCAGATTATTAAGTACCGCAATGAGGGCACGACACAATCAGGCCGTCCTGACTTCTACGCCCTGAAAGGCTATGACAGTGCGGGCGAGATGGAGCTGGAGCTGTGGCCTGACAGCGACGGCAGCTATGACCTCATCCTTGACTGCATTAACCCACAGGCAGACCTCGCAAATAACACGACACGCATTAGTGTGCCGGGAGCGCCGGTCGCCTTACGTGCGTTAGCGCTGGCTATTGCCGAGCGTGGCGAGGATGGCGGGCAACCTTTCCAGCAGGTCATGAGCGAGTACAGCATCGCCCTGACAGATGCGGTTAACCGGGATAAGGATAACGGCCCTTATCACGAAGCGTGGTACGTCCCCTAATGCTTCAGCCTGTTATCGTTCGCGCACCGGGGTTCGGCGGTATCAGCCTTGAAGACGAGGAGATTACTGCTGACCCAAGATTTGCGACCGTAGCGAAGAACTTAGTATTCGACAATGCGGGGCGACTCGCGTCCAGGAAAGGCTATAGCAGAACGAATGACCTGAGCGGCTCGGACAGGGTGGACAGCATATTCGTCTACGACAGCAGCTCTGGTGACTCGGTGATTAGCGGCACGGCTGACCACATATACGAGGACACCGCGGATAAGCAAGGCAGCCTGACACACACTGATGCGCACTGGCAGTTCCAGAACTTTAACGACAAGGTAGTAGGTTGCCAGCAGGGGCAAACAGCGATTGTCTACAACGGCTCGGGTAACTTTGCAGCCATATCTCCAAAGGGCGGTGGGACGGTGGACGCTAACGGCAACTGTCTGCACAGCGCCTTTGGACGTCTATGGGCGACCAACAGTGCGGCGACCAAACTACTGTGGAGCGGCTTGCTGGATGAGACGGAATGGATTAGCGCCACCACACAGGGAGACAGTGGCGAGCTAAACATCCTCTCTAACGAGGCAGCGGTGCGTAGCGGCTACGACAAGATAGTCGCCATTAATCACATACAGAACAAATTAGTCGTGTTCCTTGAGAACTCGATTGTTATTTTTAGTAACCCGGACGACCCGGCAAGTCTGGCGATATACAAAACGCTGGACAATATCGGTTGCATTGCAAGAGATAGCGTCCAGGCTGTCGGCAACGACCTTGTGTTCCTGTCACGGGACGGCCTGCGCTCTTTACAACGGGCTGTAAACGAAGATAACTTCCCGCTACGCGACTTATCACGGCATGTTAGAACAGATCTCATAGCGGCTGTCTCAGGCTCTCCTGAGCGGGTTAAGAGCGCATATTATCCGGATGAGGGTATCTACATATTGTTGTTTACAGGCAACACGGCTTGGGTGTTTGACTTCAAGCGGGTGTTTGAAGACGGGCTACCCCGCGTAACAACCTGGGAAGTACCGAAGTGGCACAGTCTTTACTACCATGAAGGAACGCTCTATATCGGCCAGGAAGGCGAGTACGGCACCTATACAGGCTATCAGGATGACGGCTTGGGCTTTATGGTCGAGTATAAGTCGCAGAATGTAGACTTTGGCTCCCCCAATCTTAAGATGATGAAGCAGTCCGTGGGTGCTTTCGAAGCGGCGAGCGGGCAAACGATTACCTTTACCTATGATTGGGAGTACGGCGCGAACAAGAAAACACAGGCGACCGCTGTCCCGACAATTGACGCGGGTGGCATATACGGCACTGCAACATACGGCACGGGTGTGTACGGAGATGGGGTTATCCGTGCCAAGCTTCAGGTTAGCCCTTTCGGCTCAGGGCAGATACTCTCGTTTGGCCTGAAAACAGAAGTAGACGGGACTAAATTCACTATTGAGCAACTAGCTCACTACGCGAGGATGGGGCGACTCTCTCATGGGTAATTACACAGAAACATTTACCAGCACCACGGGCGATACTATTGACGCCTCGGAGTTGGAGACGCAATTCGATGATATTGCGACGGCGATATCGTCCAAGCTAGACAGTGACGGCTCAGGCACCATGTCCGGTGACTTGGCGATGGGCAGTAACAACATCACAGGGCTTGCCGACCCCACTGCTGCGCAGCACGCAGCGACTAAAGCGTACGTAGATACCGAACTAAACGAAATGGTGGTTGTTGGCCGTGCAGCAGTCGCGACTACGACGATAAGCACGACAGAGGTTAGTGAGAGTGAGATCACCATCGCTATCCCGACAGACTGGACAACCTACGATGTTGAAATATCAGGATGCGGTTATCTGGATGAAACCACGACATTAAGCAGCGGCATTAACATCACGTTAATTGTCAGAGACGGTTCCGGCACTGGAGGAACGGCGCTGCAAACCGTCAAATCCTCGATGTATGCTACGGCAGGACTTCAAAACACAGCAGCGATTAGCGTGTTTGCTTATCAGGCGGCGGAAACCGCGACTGGAAACATAACTATTACGTTGACTTCTCAGGCGACCGCAGAATCAGCGAAAGTAAGCTTAACAGGCTTTAACTGGCAGGTCAGAGCACGGAGAGTCACCTAATGCCTTTGCAACCTCCTAAGCCTAACGCAACCTGGGACGAGATTGAGGCCGCTATCACGGCAAACAAAACAGAGCGTGACGCTGTCGAGGCAGCTATCAGCGCAGCCGAGGCGGCTATCGCAGGCGCTAACATTACGATCAGGCAGTCGCAGGGAGAGTTGCGGCGTATTGATAACAATCTTCGGCAATGGATAGAGATTATCCGAGATAAACCCGGTGACGATTAGGGACGCAAGCTATGACGATCTTACGAAAATTGTCGCAAGGGGTATCCTTCATCACAAAGAGCTTAAAATCCCTTGGCCGTTCGATGAGCTATCTGCTGCGCAGTCAGTACTTGCTTTGGTTCGTAATGATACTTTGCTTGTTGCTGACGATGTGGCTGGTTATATAGGATATGAGCTTGGCCCGATGTACTTCAACAACGAAGTTATCGTAGCAAAGGAGCATTTCTGGTATGTATTGCCATCCGAACGAAAGACAGGTCTGGGCATGGCATTGCTCGAAGCGGCTCGGACTAAAGCAAAAGAGCAAGGCGCTACTTGGTTTAGCGTCCAACTACCACAAGAAAGCAAAAGAGCGATTGAGCTTGTGGAAAAAGAAGGTTTTCAGTTAATGCACGGTGAGTATGGAGTGGCATTATAATGGCAGGTTCAGTATTAGGGCCAATAGCAGGGTCAGTAGCAGGCGCAGCGACCAGCTCTCTGTTTGGTGGTTCGTCCAGCGACGCAGAGCGACTAGCGGCACAAGGCCAGCAGGTCTTTACGCCTAAGCCTTTCCAGGCGAGAAGCTTCCTCTTTGATGTTAATCAGAACGGTAACGCTTTCCTTAATCAGTTCGGCAAGAATCGCTTCGCAAACAAGCTGGCGCTAAGCAACCGCGCGTTTTATGACACCAAGAACTTTGACCGTAGGAAGTTTGCTGACAGGCTCCTGGCTGCTTCAGAGGCGGTTAACAACAAGCGGGAAGGGCAGGCATTCCGAAGCCTGGAGTCTAAGCTGTTCAATAGCCAGGGCGCACACTCAGGCACGCAGCGACAGATTGCAGACTTCGCTAGCGACATAGAAGACCGCAGATTCCAGCGTGCCTTGCAGGCGGAAGTTGGTTCGCAGCAGTTCGGCAGGAGCTTGCTCAACGACTATCAGGCAGCCTTTAACGACCTGATGGGCCTCGAAGACAGGCGGCAAGCCTTGCAGGCGTTTAGCCTGGAGGGCGGGCAAGCGATGTTGCCACGGACAGCGAACAACCCTGGCTTTGCGAGCCTTGCAGGCATGGCGCAACAGCGTAGTGATAACTTCGCTAATGGCCTGGGTGGCCTCGTGGGCGGGGCGGTAAACGCAGGGTTTAATAGCTACTTTGCGCCCCCTGCACCAACCTTTAATCCTTTTGCATGGCAGCAACCAGCGAACCCCTTCAATGGTAGCGGGCCATTGCTTAGCTTTGGTAATCCGTAATGGCTGATCTATCTACTTTGTTTGCACCGCAACCATTCCAGACGATACCGGAGAACGTTAACCCGTTTGAGCTACATGCGCCCAAGGCGGCAGAGTTTAAGCGGCGTATTGCGCTACGGGAAGCCATGAAAGCAGGCATCAGCCCGCAGAATCAGCGTGAGTTTGTCTCATTCATGGGTCAGCGCTTAGCCCAGCTCAATGATGGCGAGGGCGCTACCATGATGGCGCAACAACTCCAGGCGCTAGACCAGCAGGAGCTGGAGAACCAGCAGAGCAATCGCAGGCTCGACCAATTTGACACGGGCTTAGATATACAGGCAGAGAACGCGCTAACCAACAGGATGAACGCGACCAGGCCCGCGAACAAGGCATTAAAAGAGGTTTACAACCCGGAGACGGGGCGCAACGAGTGGGTGCTTGCTGAAGACGCGGTTGGCATGGAGTCCGCCAGAAAGGACAGAAGCACAACTAACAACATCAACATTACAAACATACCCGAGGGGTATGAACCGACTAAGCCCACAAAGAATGCGCTTCAAAAGGTAGTGGTGGACACCAGCAACCAGCTAGGCAGGCTACAGCAGATAGCAGATAGTTTTGACGCGGATATGCTGACCTTCCAGGGCAGAGTGGGCGATATGTTCCGCAGAGGTAAAGACTACTTCGGAAAAGCCACCCCGCAAGAAAAGGCCGAGATAACCCGCCATGCACGTCTCAGGCAGACTATGGCGAACCAGGTCAACATGACTATCAAGGAACTGTCAGGCGTTGCTGTGTCTGTGCAGGAAGCGAAGCGTTTGCAACTGACAGAAGCTTGGTATGGGGATAGAAACAATCCGCTAACAGGCATGGCGGGCGCAGAGGCGAAAGCCCAGCTACAAGGGAAGCTACGCGATATCGCCGCTGTTCATGCGCGAGCAAGATATATGCTTAAGACCATGAATGTCGCTAACGGGACGAGATTCACTGAAGAAGAAATAGTAGAAATGGCGAAGAACGATACCTTTCCTGTTGCTTATGAAGACATGCCTAGAATTATGGATGCCCGGATAGACGAGCTAATCAAAGCAGGTTATGAGGATGCAGAGATTGAGCAGCTTATGATTGATGAGTTCGGCATGGTAGATTTACCTAGGGTTGGCGAGTAAATGGCCTCCATTGCTGAACGCAGAGCGGCGTTAGCACAAAGCACAGCTAACCCTGCAATCGCCAGGAGGCGAGAGGCGCTAGCTGCGGAGCGGGCCAGCCAGGGGCGAAGTGACGCAACCGCGCTACCTGACCGCAGAGAAACTCCAGCCGAGCCTTTTGATTTCTCTGTCCTGGAGATGCTGGAGAACATCCCCGAATCAGGGCTAGAGGCAGCTAAGGCCACGGTAGCTCCGCTGCTCTCCCCTGTAGAGACAGCGAGAAGCCTGCGCGACTTAGCCAGAGGAATGTTGTCCAAAGCGGCAGGGCTAGATGACCCCTCAGAAAAGACTGTTAACGCAATGGTCGATTTCTATAAGGAGCGTTACGGTTCTATAGATAAAGCTAAGCGCTCTCTACAGGACGACCCCGTAGGAGTGATTCTGGATGCCTCTGCTATCTTCACTGCGGGCGGCAGCGCCGCAGCTCGCGCACCCGGACAAGTCGGGAAGGTCGGGAAAGCTGTTGCTGCTGCTGGGCAGGCGCTTGACGTGCCCGCTAACATGCTAGCGCAAGGGGCAGGCAAGGCAGGGCAGGTGCTGAGCGATGTTGCTGCGCCGCGAGTCATGGCGAGCGCTGCCAAACTACCGCCCTCCTTAAGAAAGAAACGTAAGAAAATAATCCGGGCCATGCTCGACGAAGGGATAAGCCCAACGCCGAGAGGCGTGGTTAAGCTTGAGCGCATCGTGGAAGGTATTAACGAGCAGCTTGACGGGCTTATCGCTGCCGCAGATGACCGACTAGGCATGGTTCCTACCAGGCCTGTATTTGACGCCCTGGACGACCTCATACGACGCTCTGACGATATCTTTGGCGTCGAGGCTGTCGATGACGTTAAGAAACTCAAGAAGTTTCGTGACAAGCTGGCACAATCACTGACGGACAGCAACGGAGAGGTTCAGTCCTTTATCTCTGTAGGCAAGGCGCAGAAAAGCAAGCAGGCAGCATGGAAGAAAGCTAACTTCGCATCACGTAAAGGCAAGTTTGCTAAGAACGAGGCTAACAAGACCGTCGGTAGCGCACTGCGTCAGGGCATAGAAGACACAGTTACGGAAGGGCCAGTTGCAGACCTGAACGCTAGACAGGCTCCGCTATTAGAGATGCGAGATGCCTTGGAGTCTTCTATTGGCGCTCAAGAGAATAGAAACATACTTGGCAGCATGAGCGCACTAGGCGCTGGTGGGGGCGTAGGTATAGCCACGCAAGACCCGACGTCTGCTTTCGCTGCCGCGATGGCGGCGCAGACACTCGGACGCGGAGATGTTAAGGGCGCTATTGCCAGAGGAATTAACCAGGGTGGCAATGCTTTCAGCAATGCTGCGGCTGCGCTCTATACGCCGGAAGGGCTTGCCGCGCTACAATTATCGAGAGAACTAGAAGAGGCTAGAAATAGTCGTTAATCATCAGCACGAGGATGATTAGCACAATCCAAGCAAAGGGGCTCATAGCGTCCTCCCATCTAAGATAAAAAAGGCCAGCACCCACATCAAGTAGGTGCCAGCCAGGAATCCGCAGGAAAAGGACAATAGAAAACTGCGGATTAGGTCATATAGTTTAGGCCATATCACCAAAACTGCAAAGCGTTTTAACGTCAATTCCACCATTAGGCATGTCTTTCCTGGTGGTGCACTGGGCACAGCCAGACAACATCTAGAGGCCTAGCATAGTTGTCATGATGTCCATGAACATTCTTATCACCGCAAATAACACAGGGAGCCTTAACTAGCTTGCCACCCCTAAGCGCATTGTTAACAGCTAAATGCGCTTTGTATTTCTCGGGATTTCTAGCCCTGTATTGCCGAGTAGACTCATTTGTTTGGCGGCTGCCTCTGGTTCTATCGAAAGCGCGGTAATACTCAATATTCGCTTTGCGGTTTTCTCTAACATCAGACTTATTGCATTCCTTGCACTTGTTAACATGCCCGTCAGCCATACCGGGATGCTTGTAAAACGCGGAGAGAGGCTTGCTCTCCCCGCATTTAAAACATGGTTTACAGTGCATAGAGGTCGCCCCTTAGCTGACTAAAAGGCACATCGTCGTCAATAAACCCGCCCGCCTCATCATCGCTAGCCTGTTGGGCTTGCTGGTTCTGCTCTTCGTTTAAAGCTGCCTTTGCACCATTGATGTGCTTGGCGGCTACCGCTTTCTTAATTTCCTTCTCCATCGCCAGGGCAAGCTTGATGCAGCCCTTCAGAACGTCTATAGGGTCTTCTTGCTGGGCGCGTTCAGGATAAATTGTCTTGAACAAGCTCTGCGTGACGATGGATAGCTGTCGTTCTTCGCTAGAATCGCCCTGAGAGGCTCCAGGAGCGCTTCTCGCGGGCGTTTGCGCTTTGGGCATGCCATCGTACCCCCTGTCGCGTTGTGCCGCCTCAGCGCCTCTGAGTTCGAATGAGGCGATATACTCTTTTCCGGTCTTTTTTGACTCTCTAAGTTCCGCAGTAATTTCTTCGCCCACGTCGACATGTCTATTTGCGTAGGAGGTGTACCACGACTTGTAGCCGTTG